AGTTTATAGATTACTCGCACGAAATTGAAGATAAAGAGGAGTTAATCGCACAATCAAAAGTTTTCATTGATGTAATGGAGGATATTCGCAAACACAACGAGGATTTAAGGTCGTGGGGTAATGAAATGTACATAGAAAAAGAGTATCGTGAAAAAGAGATAGAAAATCTAAATTCCAAAATAGAAGATTTGCTTAATGAAATCAACGAACTTAAGGAGTTGCTGTACTCCGTCTAAACTTACCGCTAACGAACGGTAATTGTTGCATCTTTTTTGCAACAATTACGTGTTAGTGGTAGGTTTTATTTTCTAATTATTAATTTATTCACTTAAAAAATATCTAAAATGGCAAAATTATCTAAAAAAGAAAAAGCATTAGCTTACGATGCTGAAAAATTGGTAGAAAAATTCAACGGACTTTATCCAGTTGGTTCGACTGTTATGGTCAGAAAAATAGCTAGGGATTCATTTCCCTATGCTGAATATACGGTAAAAGCAAAAGCATTCTTAATTAATCCAACTAGTCCAGTTGCATTTTTCAACGGTATATCTGGTTGTTTTTCTATTGAGTCAGGTTTTGTGTCCTATCCGTTCTAAACTTACCGCTAACGAACGTATGTTGCTGCACCCCCGTCAGGGTGCAGCAACATAGTGTTAGCGGTAGGTTTTATTTAATCTAAAAATAGTAAAAATGAAATATATAGATGATTTGAGTTTTTCAAACCTTGTAAGTTTAATTCAGGGTGAAGATATAAAAGGAGCTGACGTATTAAATTCAATAGCTCACGAAAAAGAACAAAACAATTTAATAGTCGAGAAATTAGAAAAAGACTTATCTATTGCGAAAAGTCGAAACGATAATTTAGTATCTGGGGCAAAAAAAGTTTTAGAACATTTAGGAAAGAAACATCCATTAGCTGTACAGAGAAGCGGGTATATAATTGTCGTAACAAAAGAAAACATCTCAATTGAACGCAACGTCCTTTAAATTTACCGCTAACGGACGGGGCTAAACGCATCCCTTTTCGGGTTGCGTTTAGGACGTGTTAGGTGCCGTTTTTCTTTCAAAAATCTAAATTTAATTAATACTTTTTTTATGGAATTTCAAAAATATCAACATTTAGAAAGAGTCGGAACTATTTCGACAAATGGAATTGAGCAAGGTATGTGCTATATTTTCCCAAAAATAGATGGCACTAATTCTCAGTTATGGTTTAATGATGGGTTGCAGGCTGGTAGCAGAAACCGACATTTATCACTAGCCAATGACAATGCTGGGTTTTACGAATGGGCGATTAAGCAAACGCATTTTATTGATTTTTTTGCAAAGCACCCACATTTAAGGCTATATGGTGAATGGCTTGTGCCTCATACGCTTAAAACTTACGATAAAAGTGCTTGGAGAAATTTTTATGTTTTTGACGTTATGGATGGCGAAAACTATATTGAATTCGAGAAGTATAAAAATATTCTTGATGAGTTTACCATTGAGTATATACCACCTATTTGCAAAGTTTTAAACCCTTCTTATGATAGATTAATTTCTCAATTAGAGAAAAATGGGTACTTGATTGAGGACGGCAAAGGGACCGGAGAAGGAATTGTGATAAAAAACTATAACTATAAAAACAAATTTGGTAAAATAGTTTGGGCTAAAATAGTTAAGAATGAGTTTAAGGCTAGTCATGCAAAATGTAACGTAACCGAAATAAAAGAAAATAAAATAATTGAAGAGGAAATAGTTAATCGTTATGTTACGTCTGTTTTAATTGAAAAGGAATTTGCAAAAATAAACAACGATCAGGGCTGGAGCAGTAAACATATTCCTAGACTTCTAAACACTGTTTATTATTGTCTAATTACTGAGGAAAGTTGGAATTTTATCAAAGAGTTTAAAAATCCAACAATCGATTATAAAAGATTGGTATTTTTTACAACTGCACGAATTAAATCAGTTGCACCACATCTTTTTTAAATGGCACCTAACAACCTTATAGACGCAATTAGTTTCGTTAATAACGCCAAAATAGTACTGTAGACGCAATAAAAAATTAATCCAATGGAAAAAGAAACAAAAATAAAAGAAATACGTATAACCAATAAAGTTGGTAGACCAAACAAGTTTAATGACGAAGAAAAAGCAACTCACATGAGAATAGATGTATTAGTTCCTATCGATAAAAAAGATGCCATTAAAAAAGCGTGTCATAAGCTAATTAAATCGATGCTATTGGTATTGTTTTTGATGCTATCAGTTGACTCTATCGCTTCATCTTATGAGATAGTAGGCTATTCAAATAAAGGGCATTACGAACGTGTATTTGGCTCGGCTCTTATAAATGATAGCTGCGAAATTTATATCGTAGTAGATAATGAGACGTATTATGTAAAGTACGCACCCGAAACACATAGAGATAGGATGGATGGTAAAAATGAGAGTCGCGCGACGTGTAATGGTAAGCCTTGTTTTATAGCAATCAATAAGGGAACTCTTGAAACTATTGAGATAATTTTTGAGTCAGAAATAATTAAATTTTACATCAAATGAAAACACTATTTTTATTGCTTTTTGTGGCCTTAGTAGGCTGCGAAATGATTAAAGAAGAGGAGCCGCAACCGATGCACAGATATATGATAACTATTAATGGGGACTATATTGGGGATATTAACTACTTCGACTTTAAGACCAAAAAACAGGTGCATATATTCAATTATAGCGCTAATCATGGGGATTTTATACAGGTAGTTGATACTATTGCCTCAGAGCTTGGAATGGGAGTTTCTTGTAAAGATGGCGGAGGATGGGATGGCGAAAGACTTCGAATAGAATTCTATAAAGATGGCGTTTTGAAGTTTGATACGGCGTTCGTGAAATGTTGTATGGGGCAAAACATGGCGGTGTATAAAAAAATGTAGTATATTTGTGATACATTAATCAAATATGAGTTATTCTATTGAAGATAAAAATAATATTACTGGCACTATTTGCGATTATATCGTAGATGGATTATCAGTTAAGCATATTTTTGATAGAAAATTAGTAGAGCCAAGTAGATCCCAATTTTATGCGTGGTTACTTGATGATAAGGAATTATCGGACAAATACGCGCGCGCGATGGAATTAAGAGCCGAAATAATATTTGATGAGGTACTAGATATTGCGGATGACCAAGAATCAGATATTTATATTGATAAAGATGGAGTTGAACAAACTAATCATAACGTTATAAATAGAAGCCGATTAAGGGTTGACGCTCGCAAATGGGCAGCATCAAAATTGAACCCTAAAAAGTATGGGGACAAACAAGAGATTGACCACACCACTAAAGGCGAATCCATAAACACAGCACTATCGGTAACTCAGGAGCAAATTGATAAATTCATCGACAAACTATAATGAATTGAAGCCCATATTGCGGGTGATGGCCCAGAATAACTTCTGGGCTTTTTGCTGTTATATGGACTATGATTTTTTTGCCGTAAAAAGACGATTTGCAAAATCAATCGCTTTAGAGTTTCAGAAAGTAGTTGACAATTACAAGCAAGGGAAAGCAATTAAAATAACGCTTTCAATGCCACCTAGAGCTGGGAAATCATATATAACCTCCCTTTTCTCATGTTTTTGGCTATCTCAATTTCCAGAGACTTCTGTAATGCGGAATACATGTACCGCTACGCTTTATGATAAATTGAGCTATGATACTCGCGCCTTAATGCGCTCAGATAAATTTAAAGAGATATTTCCACACATACAATTAGCATCCGACAAGCAAAATGTTGGAGGTTGGAGCCTCACTACATCAAAACAAGTCGGTTATTTTGGTGCGGGGGTTGGCGGTACTATTATCGGTTTTGGTGCTAGCATTGCAATAACAGACGATTTATATAAATCGATGGCCGACGCTTTAAGTGATACGACTAGGGATAAGGTGAAGATGTGGAAGGAGTCGGCGCATGATTCGCGGAAAGAAAAGAATTGCCCTGAAATTTTTATCGGAACGAGATGGGTTAAGAATGATATTATAGGTGAGGCTATGGACTCTGGAGATATGGAGTCGATAACCGTTATTTCTGCCTTAAATGATAAGAACGAGTCGTTTTGTGAAGATGTAAAGAGCACATCTGAATATTTAGATATTAAGAAAAACATTGATGAATCAACATGGAATGCCGAGTACATGCAAGAACCGCTTGATGTAAAAGGATTACTACTCCCTCTAGCCTCATTGTCATTTGCCGATATATCCGTAATTAATTACGAAGATGTAGCTTGGTCTTTTTTTGTTGGAGATCCTGCTGATAAGGGTGGAGATAAATTTGCGGGGTTAGCATGTTGGGTAGTAGCAAAAGAAGATAAGCTGTTTTGTTATGTGAAAGATGCCATTTGCTCTAAGGATGGAATAGAGGTGGTTGTACCAAAAATAAAAGATATTACACTTAATCACAATATAGAAGAGGCTTATATTGAATCAAACGGCGTCGGATTGGCTGCCGTTTTGACGTTAAAACCATTGCTGCAAAACTCAAATACAAAATTAAAACCGTTCCCGTCGACCGAAAATAAAGACGTTCGAATACTGGGTAATTATGAGTTTGTTCGTGATCGGTTTGTATTTGATAGTAATTATAAGCAAAATGAAGGTTATTCGCTTCTTATCAAAGATGCAACTGAATTTATGAAAGATGGGGAAAATTTGCATAAAAAAGACGCTTTAGATGTTTTGTGCCTAGCCGCCAAACTTATAAAAATTAAATTCGCTAACTTCTTATATCATAAAAATTAATTACATTTACAAAAATTTTAGGCATGAGTTTTTGGGATAAGCTAAAAAAAGCAAAGCAAATCGACATAAAAAAAGAATCTCACAGCGCTCAAAGCGTCGGAGCGTTCGACATACCTACCACATTATCTGATTCAAACGCTTTCTTCTTAGCCAGCACTGTTGCCGAAATACAATTTCCGATTGATATTCTTGCCGATAGAGCTAGTAAACTTAGATACTATATGGCTGATAAAAATGATAATGAGTTAAAAAACAGTGAGTTAAATAGATTTATTACTGATATTAACCCATTTTATAGCTTCAATGATATTGTTTATCAGTATATATACTCTTTGTTGTCAGATGGAAATACGCATCAATATGTGGGGCTGCCATCAGCTTTAGGTACAACTCCAAGCGTTTCAAATATAACAAGGCTCGATATTCTTAGACCTGATAAAGTTGAAATAAGCGAATACAATAACATAAATAGCTTGTCGGTAAGCAACATAAGAGAGCTTATAAAGAAAGCTAAATATTGCGAAGAGGGTGGTAAAGATGAAGATTTAATACTAGAAAGGCTATCAATAGCTTGCATCGACTCTATAAAAAGATGCGATTCAAAAGTTTTGTCGCGTTCGCCTCAATTTAAAGCTGTTCGAAATATAAACAACTTGCTAGCCACATACTCCGCTCGTTATAATGTTTATGCAAATAACGGAGCTGCGGGTTACTTGGTAAAAAAACCAGTCAACTCAAATGATATGGCCGCAATTGTCGACCCTGCAACAAGGGAGTCTATGCTAGCTGATATCAACAATCGCAATGGAATAACTGGGCGTCGTAATTTTTGGGGTATATCATCCATCCCTATTGAGTTTATAAATACGCTTTCATCTATTCGTGATTTAATGCCATTCGATGAGACGTTTGCAAATGCTGTGTGTATTGCGGGTGTCTATCAAATACCATCAGATTTGGTACCTAGGAAAGATAATTCAACTTTTGACAACCAAGACGCCTCAGAGGTAAAAGTTTGGGAAAACTCTTTGTTTTCAATAGTTGAATCAATGACATCTACTTTAACTAAAACGTTAACACTCGACAGGGTTGGCGTTAAGATAAAAGCCGATTATAGCTCAGTTGGGGCGCTAAAGTCAAATGAGCAAAACAAAGAAGCGGTAACGCTTGCAAGGCTTGAAAATCTTAAATTAATAAAAGAGATTTCACCAGAAAAAACATCAGAAGTAAATAAAGAAATTGACAAAATAATCCTTGGTTATGGACTTAAATAAAGAGAAGGAGCTAAAAACAAACTTAGTTTGTAGGGCAAAAATAAAAGCTTCAATAGATGAGGCTTATGATTTTGAATGTGTTGCCGTGCCAATCGACAATAAACAACTTAATTACGACTATGAAAATGGGGTTTATTTCAATCAAATTTTAAGAGCTAATCCAGAAAATATTAATAGTTCGTACCTTGAAAGCGGGTTGCCTTTGTTCGATAATCATCCATGGAACAACAGCGCTCAAAACACATTAGGTATAACGGTTGGTTACGACTTTACAGAATACGGGCTAGTCGTTAGATGCAAATGGGGCTCAAGAGCCGACGAGGCGTTACGTAATGACGTTAAAAATGGCATTATAAAAACAGTGTCAATCGAGGGCGATGTTCAATCGTATTTCATTGAGCGAAATCAAGGCGAAATACCTAATTATTATACCGAAATGTGGACTCCAACGAGCTTATCATTCGCCCCTGTTCCTAATGATATAGGCGCACAAATAGGGGTTAAAAGAGCATTGCAAGCCCAATTGTCGAAAGATATTGAGCCAAATGATAGTTTTCTAAGTAAATTAACAAACAAATTTTAAACAAATGAAGAAAGACGCATTCTTAGCAATCGTTCAACGTGGCGCAAAGTCTCCACTTAACGAACAAGAGCTTGCAATGTTCGGAACAATTGGGGAGGCCGTTGAGAAAGCCTTTCAGGAAGATTCCGTTGAAAGAGGCAAGCAAATCGAAGGCATCACAGCTAAACTAGGGTTGGTTGAAGATGGTAAAACTATTTCGGAAATAGTACGCGGCCTAGCTGCGCAGATGGACGAGATGGAAAAGAAAGCCAAAAGAGGTTTTACCGAAGCTGAGAAATCTAGCTTAAAACTTCAACTAGAGGCTAAAAAAGAAGATATCTTAAGAGCTAGGGAGAATGGCAAGCCTTACGAAATCCAATTTAAAGCAAAACGTGCGGCCGCCATGATGACCACAGCGAACATGTTTACTTCAATGACTGGTGTTCGTACCGAGTCTCATTTTGAAGACATGGATATTACTGTTATCCAGTATCCGAAGAGCTTCGTTTTAGATGTAATCTCAGCACGCCAAGTAACCAGAGTTCCATCTACTATCACCAAGAAGGAACAGGAACCTGTTCAGGGTGATGCAGCCGTAACCGCCGAGGGTGTTACAAAGCCGTTGATTAGCTATCAATTTGTGCAAAAAACTTACAATCGTAAGAAATACGCAGGACATATTGAGCTAACCGAAGAGCTTAAAATGGATTTTGAGCAGCTTTTAATCGAAGTTATCTCGATGTTTGAAGATCAGGTTATCCGTAAGTGGCATGATGGTGTTTTAGCTGACATTATCGCTTATGCCTCTACTTACGTGTCGACTGGTTTAGATGACAAAATAAAGGCGCCAAATAATTACTCAGTAATTGGCGCAGGTAAATTGCATGTTAAAGCAGCTAATTATGATGCTGACACTATTTGCTTGAACCCTGCGGACGATGCTGAAATGTATTATGTTCAGGATGCAAATGGGAACGTTCAGTTTATCCCTGCTACTCAACTGTACGGTGGATTAACGCCTATCATCTCTAACTCAGTGCCTGTTGGTAAAATGCTTATCGGCACAACTCGCACAATTAGAGAGCAACACGGCTCGTTTATCGTAAGAACTGGCACTATTAACGACCAACTTATTGATAACGAGGAAACAATGGTTGGAGAGGTATTTTCTATATTGACATTACCAACTCTCAGTAAGCCGTCTTGGTTGTACTTAGATATCGCGACTGTTAAAGCCGCTTTGCTTAAGCCGTAATTTATTAATCTCATAAAAACGCTATAAAATGGCAACAAAAGAAGAAGAGAAGGTCGTAAAATTTAACGACATGGTTAAAGTTTTTGGAGCTAGTAAAGCTAAGGAACTTGAAGCGGGGAAAGAGTATTTAATTCATTCCCATTTAGCCGCAAAGCTCATCAAGAAAGGCGAAGCTGTGGCCGCAAAAGAAACCAAAGCAGAATAAAAATAAGGGCGGTTTAAATGGCCGCCCTTTAATTTAAACAATCAATGAGCATAATAACTGAAACAGATTTCGAATTAAACGACTTGATAGGCATTGAGTTTTCCAACGACGATGGCATGACATCTGAGCGACTGCAAGTGTGCATCGATAAATATGAGCCACGTTTTTTAGAGGAGTTGTTTGGCTATGAGTTTGCTCGAGATTTATTAGCTTATGTTGAAGATATTGCGGCCATTGCAAACCCTATTTACGACGCTATTATTCAAGGCGAAGAGTTTAGGGATTCGTGCGATATACTGCAAAAATTCAAAGGTATTAAGCTGTCTATTATTCATTATGTTTATCGGTATTGGCGTAAAGAAAATGCTACCAACGCAACTGAAAATGGGGATGTATTACAAGGCGTTGAAGCCACATCAAAACATACAAGTTCAGCACCACGATTAGTCGAGGTTTGGAATCAGATGGTGGGAAATAACATCAAATGTTACGAGTATATTGAATCTGATGTCCAAAATTACCCTAGTGTGCTGGCTTATGTTGAGGCTCCAAGTTCGCATGAGGCTGTATGTAATTTAACTCACACAATCAACGAATATGGGATTTAAGGCTATTTCGGTTGTAGATGTTATTGGTAATGTAGTTGCTGAGGTAAAGAAAGCGATACCTGATGTTTTTTATTATCATAGTCGAGTACCTGAGCTTTCAAGTGCTTTGGCCTCAATGATGAAAGGCAATAATATTGTTTTCCCTTTGGTTTACTTAGTCGAGAATATCACTGAAAAGCCAAATCCAGATGCAAAAGTGGCGGCTGTTTCATTAACCATGTACATAGCCACTACGTCAAAGCAGGATATCAGGTCCAGCCAACGTCACGAAACAGTATTTAAACCTAAACTTTACCCTATTTATGAGGCCCTAATGGATGCTTTAGAAAAGAGTAAAGAAATTAGTTACGATTACAAAGCGTGGCCCCTTCACGATAAAACAGATATCCCTTTTGTTTCAGGTGATGAAATGTTAGTGAATAAATGCCTTGATGCTATTAAAATTGAGAATTTAGAATTAAAAATTAGAATAAAAACGTGCTAAAACTATAAATTATGAGCTGCGCAAAAGAATTTCGCAATCCTGTTACGGGATGCAACCAAGACCCTGGTCTTATCAAGCAATTACTTTTTGTAAAAAAAGCTTTTTCATTCTCAACCTATGCTTTAGCAAATGCTTTGGCGAATTGGGAAGCTGGAATTTACAATAAAAACGTTTTCGTTTTGCCTTTGTTGGCCAATGCAGAAGCATCCGACACCGAAGCTCAATATGACGACACTCCGTGGCGCAAAATGAAGACACGCGATGGTATCATGGGCTTGAAAGTCTATTATGACTCTGGCCTTGATTTAAATGTTCGCCTTCAATCATTCGATAGCTCTGGAGAATTGTCGTGTTATTTATGCTATGAAAGCGGTTTGATTGTTGGATACAACCCGATTGGCACCACTATCGTAAAAGGATTAGAGACATCGTTCATCAATCCAGAGAACTATAAGCAAAACTTTGGTTCTCCAAATGGTCAAACACCTTTACTTATTTCATTTAAAGACGCTCGCCAATTTAACCAATGGCCTGCTGTTTTAGTTCCTG